CAGAACTTGCGTTCTTATTGTCTTGAGAGAAGGACTTGTTGATCGTAATGCCAGCACCAGCAGCATTGTTTGCTGTAACTCTGGATGTGATGGAGAAATCTGATCTTGTTACGGTTGCCATTGGTTGTCTCTAATTAGTCTAAGTTACTTATTTTTGTTCCAAGTTCATTTATTGCAGTCTTTAGTTCAGCTATTGCATTGTCTCTGTTCTGATCTGCTGTTTTCCTATCTGCCTCTATTTGCCTTCTTTGCTCAGCAGCACGATCTTCTGCTTCTTTGACTGCTCTTGCAGTTTCATTTTCCTGAGTCTGCCTGCGAAGGAACATAAACTCCTCAACTGACCCTCCGGTAAACATTGCATCTTTTTGTGACGGACCTGCTGCAATCTTCTTTTCTTGTTCCAGACGTTTATTCAAATCGGATTCTTGCATCTTGAGCAATGCCATTTCAAAGTCATGGCGTTCATTCGCCATTTTTTCCTGATCTTCTAATGCCTGCATCTCCCTCTCAAGTCTATTAAGCTCTTTTTCTTGTGCCTTCCTTCTATCTTCATCCCATTGTTCTCCCATTGTCTCCATAAGGTTTACGGAGTCATCACCACCAAACAGAGCTTCCCCGACATCTTTGTATTTTAATCCAGTTACGCTGCCTTGCATGACTTCATCAAGCAATCCTTTGCTCGTAATAGAGTCGATTAGTTTCTGAAAAGACTCAGCAGTTGTCTCTGGGTCTATGATGGCTGCCTCTAATGCCTTTCTCTCTGCTATTTCTTTATTCTTTCTGGCAACTTCTTCTTGCATTGCAGCAAGCTCGGCTTCGTAAGCAGCACTTTCTGATGCGTACCCAGACTCACCCATAACCCCTTTGTCTGCGTAACCTTTCAATGTCTTAAAATACAGTTCCGCTGCACTAGAAACATCTTCTCCAAAAAATCCGGTCTTAGCAATCAAGTTGAAAACTTCTTCCGCATAACCACCGCTCATTCCACCTAGCAAGTTTATAGATGTCGTTAAATCTGTAGTGTCGAAACCTGTTTCAACACCTCCTGCTCCACCAAAACGAGGACTCATTTCAGTCCCAGACCCTAAACCGAGATTAAATTCTCCTGTCTGCATGAACTCGGCAAAGTCTGTAGCTTTCTCAACAGCATAAATCATCTTGTCTAAAAACTTTCCAGCAGGACCAGATTCAGACTTGCCCAAAGTTTGCAAAAATTCCTCCCAAGTAGATGTAAGAACGGTCATTTTGCCGCTAATAGTTTCTGCTTGCTTTTCTAAGTAACCTGCAAACAAACCACCTTCGCTAGTAACCTTAATCAAAGCCTCGTTAAGATGCTCTGCTCTTATTTCTCCATCCTTCATTGCATCAGCAAAGTTCTCCATCGAGATGCCTGCTGCGTCTGCAACTGCCTGCAATGAAAAGCCAGCATTGATAAGCTGATTCTGTTCTTGCCCCATTAGTTTTCCTTGAGCATTGACCTGTGCAAATGCAATCGTCAATGCTCTAAACTTTTCGCTATTACCTCCGGCAACAGTACCAAGCCTTCTAAGCCTGTCTGTCAGGTTATCTGTGGTCAGGCCGTAAGATGCCCAAGTCCTAGCATTTTCTATTAACTGATTGTTCGTAAGAATCGTTGTCTTAGCAAGCTCTCTAAACTCGCCAGTTAATTTTGTCCCTAAACCTTCACCGAAGAGCGTCTGCAATCCAGCGACTTTTGCCTCCAGATCTGCGTAGGCAAGAACAGAATCCTTTACTAAGTTCAATCCAGCAAAACCAACTCCCATCGATGCAGCACCAGCACCAAGACCTGCTGTACCACCTAAGAACCTAGCAGCACCAGCAGCACGACCTCCCATGCCTAGACCACTTACACCAGAAGCAGCCATACCTGCCATGCGTGCGCGTCTCTGCCTGTTCTTCGCAAGTAGCGATTCCTGCTGATCTAACCCAAGAACTAATCGACGCTCTTTTTCAAGCCTTTGCTGTCTCTTTATTTCTTTTGCTTCAACACTAAACCTAGCTTGGTCATATTGCTTTTGAGAAACAATGCTTTTCTTGAGAGATTGATCGAGAACCTCAAGTTGCAACTTGTGTTGCTTTGTTGCATCAGTGCTTTTGTTGATGCTTTTCTGTACTGATTTAGCAGCCCTAGCGAAGTCATCGGCGGTCTTTACTCCACCAACTAACTTCATATCAAAGCTAATGCCGTAGCCGATTAGTTTCGTTGTCTTTGCCATGCTGGACTCCTAAACTCCGACTTTGTGTTTGACTTTGAAATATTGCGGATTAGAAAGAACACGCCTTGCAACGGCAGCAACTAGCTTAGGTGCTTCGCGTCTAAGTATTTTCTGAGAGGCTTCAATGTAATGCTCGCCATGATAATCATTGCCAGATCCGCTATTTGGCCCTTTCTGCTCCCAGTAATGATGGTTTTTCCATCCATCATTTCTAAATCGAGCTTTGTAAGCAGCAAGGGTCTGACCACCGAAAACCATGTCTCGATTCATATCCTGCTGTCGCCATACCTTGTAGTATGTATCAAGCATAGAACCATATCTGTTTGCTGCTGCCTGCTCCTTTGCGGATCGCTTTAGATGCGTGCCGGTAGCCTTTGCTCTGCGTATCCCCTTAGCACGCATTTGCATTTGAATGGTGATGGCAGTCACCATCCCTAGCTTTTCAGCGACTTCCCTGTGCATTGCTAACTGAATGTCATTTTGAACATTCTTTAATGCTTGTTGCATTAGACCAGCAATGTCTACGCCTGCTCTCATTTTTGCCATTGCTTCACCATTTGCATCAACTGTTGTTCGGCATCAGCAGGATCTCCTGATGATGATTGTCCTGAATCACGCTCAACAATCTCGAAGGCTATCCACTGGTCAAGCAATGTGGGGCTTACAGTGTTCATCCAATGCACCGGGTCATCTATCTTTAGTTTTTGACAGACGATAAATGCCCATCGCAATCGATGATTTTTCTTGAAATGCTTAATTAGCTTTTCGACTCGCCCTGATCTTTTTTTTCATCTTCCGTGTTGAAATCTAAGATCGCATGAACAAGCTCATCGAGCTTTGCGCCATCGAGTTCAAGTATGTCCTTCAAGTCCTCCTTGGTGAACATCGGATTCCCATCCTTATCGCACACTTGGTCGATAATCATGTTCGCTCGACGCTTTTCTTGAGTAGACTTATCAGACTTGCCCTTTTCGTCGAACAACTCTGACAATCTTCTAGAACGAAGTAGCTCAGTCAAAGGTTTCAGGAAAACAATGCCGAATCCTTGCACGTTGACCTCCTTTGGCGTTGGTTTTAAAGCAAACAGTTTTTCACGGGTCAAAGATGTCATGTTCAATTTCTCCCTCGGTTTCATCTTCATTAGATTTCAACTCATGATCCCAAAATCCCATGAGTTCATTAACAACTGATTCATCAAAAAGGATGTCATTTACCTCACGATGGACGAGCCGAACGTCATCTTCATTCAGTTTGACAATCAAGTTTACCGGGCTTCCGAAAGCCTTTTCCTTAAACCCGATTAAGTAATCATCAAAGAATACTTTGTATCTCTTTAAGTCAACTTCTTTGCCTGACCGAGCAGATTTACCGATGTCATCTTTTAATTCGACTCGTCCCATCCCCTATTTCCTTTTAGCTAATAGCTGGTGGTGTTCCTTCACCATCAAACGCAAAAGTAACCGTATATTCGATCAGCGAGCTTCCATTAGCCTCTGAGCTAGAAAGATCGGTCATGAACCCGGTTCCAGTTAAGGAAGGACCGGCTGCCGTTCCGCCAGCCTGAGTACCGAAATTAAGGGTAATAGTACCGACTGTGCCGTCAGGAGGATTAATCGCTCCTGTCATAGCAATAGTAGCTGTAACTTCACCGGGCTCAACAAATGCGGCAGGTACATAGGTCTTAAAGGCGTCTGCTTCGTCAAGACAAGTTGTTTCTATCTTGTCCAGTGAGAAACCAGAGAAACTAATACTTCTAGCGCACGCACTAGAAACCCCCGGTCCCGAAATGGTTGCGCCTTTTCCAACAAAATATGCCATTGTTATTTCCTTTTATAGTTTTTCATACGAAACGTCAAAACTCTGAACTGACCGGAACTGCCAATTATCTGTTCCATCGTTAGGAATATCAACTAAATGAATTTGTCCTGTTTGCCTTGACACACCATGAATGTGAATGGTGTCCCCAGCAATCGTTCCAGTGTAACCATTTAGTGATTCCTCTATCGCTTCAGCAAGATCATTTGCCTGCTGTCGCGTATCCCCGTATGACTCGAATCTTACAGTGGAAATTGCCACTGGCAAAAAATTTTCCAAGCAATCAAAAGCATCCTCGTAAGTTGCATACAGCAAAGCTGATGGCTTCAGAGAACCTTCTGGAATGTAGTCGGCATATATTCTACCACTACAAACGCTTTGGACTCTTGTATTGTTCTTAGTTATTGAAATAAGTGTCGGAAGCACATTGGACATCAGAACTCCCCTCGCAGTTCGATACGTCTTTCCATTTGCAATCCATCAGGGTCGATGATCGCGCTGATGCCGTAGTCTTTTCCGTTGATCGTACAACGATCTCTGACCGTCAGATCGCCTGTCCCGAAGAACTCGCCGTATGCAACGTGTGTCGTCTTTTCGTGCGTCATGCGACCTCTGACGATCTCACCA